AAGAAAAGAGGGTATTATACCACTAAATTAGGTGGTAAATCAAGGACGCTACATTTTAGCTTCAATTTCTGGGCAAATCTAACTGAGGAGCTTAATATTGGGTTAGAACAGGTTGGCGAAGCATTTGGTACAGGTTTTAATATGACCGCCTTTAGAGCTTTAATATACGCTGGCTGTAAGGCATATGACCAGGAAAACAACATTGAAATAGATTATAATATCTATAATGTTGGAGAATGGTTATCTGACTTAGAAGCTGAAGAAATAGAGAAGATAATGACGGCTATGAGTGAAACCAGAATATTAGGTAATGACTTAAATATGGGTATACAAAGAAACCCAGAAGCAAAAAAGCCTACTACTAAAGCAAAAAAAAAGAGTTAGATAAACTAACTTGGGATAACATTACTGATTATTACATTGGCCAAATAGGTATCAGCCCTAATGATTTTTGGCAATACACCTGGAATGAAGCTCAGCTAGTAGCAGAATCATATCACATTAGATTAAATATAGAATGGGAGCAAACAAGATTTATTGCTACTATGATACATAATGTTAATGTTCGTAAGCGCTCACAAGTAATAAAGCCAGAAAAATTATTCAAATTACCTCAAGATACTTACAGGCAAGAAGATATATATATACCTACATTAGAAGATACTCTAGCATTTGAAAATAAGCTAAATAGAGTAACCAATAAAAAAGTGTTCGATTTTTAGTAAATTTGTAAAAATCCCTTAAATATGGCACAAGCTAAATTACAAGTAAATTTATTAGCAAATCCAGCTGGCCTTACAGCTGGTTTAAATGTAGCTTCAGCTAGGCTATCAGCTTTTGGTAAAAAAGCTACTATGCTAGGCGCTAAATTAGGTAGGAGCTTTAGCTTACCTTTCGCTTTAATAGCTGGAGGGTCAATGAAAATGGCTAACGACTTTGAGAAGAATATGACTAAGATTAAAACCTTAGTAGGTCTTTCAGGCGACGCTGTAGACGGTATGTCTGATAAAGTAAAAGCTCTAGCAAGACAAACAGGTGTTTCAGCTACTGAAGCCTCAGAAGCGCTATTCTTTATTACTTCTGCTGGTCAATCAGGGGATTTAGCACTAGAAACATTATCAGCCTCATTAAAAGCCTCTGCTGTAGGTTTAGGGGACGTTTCTACTGTTGCAGATAGTGCAACCTCAGCTATGAACGCTTACGGTGCTGAGGTACTAGGAGCTTCTGACGCTACAGACGTGCTTATGTCTACAGTTAGGTTAGGTAAAATAGAATCCGAGGAATTAGCTGGTAGTATAGGTCAAGTAATACCTATAGCTAGTAATTTAGGCGTTGCTTTCGACGAGGTAGGAGCTACTTTAGCCTCTATGAGTAGAACAGGTACAAACGCTACAACTGCCTCTATGCAGTTAAAAAATATTTTAATGTCTATTAATAAACCTAGTTCAGAGGCTCAAAAGCAATTATCTGCTATGGGTATGAGCTCAGAGATGTTAAAGAAAAAAATTAAAGATGACGGCCTGTTATCTGTATTGACTTTACTAAAAGACAAGTTTGGAGAAAATGAGGACGCTCAGGCTAAGGTATTCGGTAATGCTAGGGCCTTAATGGGAGTTATGGATTTATTAGGCGCTGGATTTGAAGATACTACTATGATTTTCAATGAAATGACTAAAGCTACAGGCTCTACAGATAAAGGATTTAAAGAGCTACAAAAATCTTCAGAGTTTCAATTAAGAAAATCTATGAACGGCCTAAAGGAGGACTTTAGGAATATGGGAGGCGTTATGATGCAAGTCTTAGGCCCAGCTGTAAAAAACATAATGGGTGGTATCAGTTCTCTATTTAAGAAATTTCAAAATCTTGACTCAGGTACACAACAGCTTATACTAGGGTTTGGCGCGCTTGTAGCTCTAGCGCCTATACTAATATCAGGTGTCGGATTAATAGCTAAAGCTCTAGCCTTTCTAGTGAGCCCTATCGGTTTAGTGGTTGCTGGTTTAGCTGGTGTTGCTTATGTAGTGTACACACAATGGGACGGTATTAAAAAATATATAGTAGATATAGCAAACTACTTTATAGACCTGTATAATGAATCTGACGCATTTGCTATACTAATACAAGGAATAGGAGCACATTTCAAGAGCTTCTACGATATTGGTACATTTTTCCTAGAAGCATTAGTAAAATCATTCCAAAACGGCTTAAAAGTGATAAAGGACCTGTTCAGCGGTCTAGGAGGTATAATCAAAGGTGTATTTACGTTTGATTATGAAGAAATAAAGGCTGGAGTAACCAAAATGGGTAAAGCTGTAGCAGATAACTTCAAAAACGCTATTGAAACAGGTAGTGAGTTTGTAGAAAAATCAGCTGGTGCTGTAGCAGATAACTTTACTGAAGCGTTTAATAATGCGAAAACTAGACAAAAAATAGAGTTTATTACTGAAGATGATATAGATAATAGCGTAAATGACGCTGTAGATTATCTAAAGACAAAGAAAGACCAAATATTCGAGGCGTTTAATTTCGGTAGTGGAGGCGGTACCAATATGGACGTTGATACTAGTTCACTAGAGGACCCTAAAAACAAAGGAGATGATGATACTAGTAAAATCAAATCAACTACTACAGCGCTACAAGAACAAAGTACAGTAATGGAAGATTTAGGCCTTACTACTGAGTTTGCTAGTGAGCAAATGAGTAATTCATTTGGTAAGTTAAGCTCTGGCATTGTAGATAATCTAGGTATTGCTAATACAGCTCTAGGAGATTTTATGCAGAACTTAATTAACAGCGTTACAGAGCAGTTACAAGCAAATCTAATGTTAGGCTTAAGTGAAGAACAGAAAACACAGCAAAAAGTAACTAATACTGCTACAGAAATGGGTGCAAATGCTATGTCAGTAGCTAGTAATACAGCTACAGGAGGCGCTAATATAGGCATCAACACAGGAGAAGCTATATCAGGTGCAACAGTAACGGCTACAAACACAGCTAAAGGTATGGGGCCTATAGGAGCATTTATACTACCAGCCTTAATAGCTGGAGCTGTAGGCTTAGTAATGAGCTCAATGAAAAAAGCTAAAAAATTTAAAACAGGTGGTATTGTATCAGGTACTACTCTAGGTATGGTCGGAGAATATCCAGGTGCCAAATCTAATCCTGAGGTTATTGCGCCTCTAGATAGGTTAAAGTCAATGATAGGTACACCACAAGCTACTAACGTAAATGTAGGTGGTAGTTTTAGAGTAGAGGGTCAAGACCTTGTACTAGCTCTTAATAGAGCAAATAATGTATCTAATAGAATAAACTAATGGCATATCAAGTAAAGTATAGATTACAATTTTCAGATTTACAAAACAACCCTCGTAAAGTAGAAATTTGGCAAAAAAATTATACAGGAGATATACTGCCTATGATAGGTACTGACTCTCCTGTTGTTATAGAATATCAATCTGATAATGATTTTTTTAAACCTATACAAGGCTCAAAATGTAATCTTAATCTAATGGTTACTAAAGACGTTGAGTATGATGAATTTTATAGATTTGATGAACAGGAGTTTTTGATAAAGGTTTACGCTGGTATGACTAGGTCAAAAACAGTATATAACAGAAGCGGACTTGAACATAGGTATATAGATAGCTACTGTTCAATAGATAATTTTAGTTATGTATATCCTAATATCAGTGATAACCTGATTAATAGAGTAGCTAATGCAGGTGGTATAGTAGAAGCTCCTAGTTGTATTATGGGCGGTATTACTGATTCTCTTGATTGTGATTGGGATTTATATTGGCAAGGGTTTTTAGTAGCAGATACATATAAAGAAGCTCTAACACAAAAACCTTACCCTATTAGCTTGAGCGCGTTAGACGGCTTAGGAACACTAAAGCTAAATAATAGCGCTGTAACAGGTGTGGAATATCCTACTAGTATCAGTAGTGCTAAAACATTTGTAGACTATATGATTCAGCTAATAAACTTATCTAATATAACAGAGCTGTATACTAAAATAAATTTTTGGGCTTCTAAACAATATCAAACAGACGGCTCTAGTAATGTATCTTGGGACGATTTTATTAGTGAAAATATTTGTGGAGATTCAGTTTTTAAAAGTGGTCTTAAGATAAGAAACATTAAAGATATGATGTCTGAAATGTTAAATTATACTAATAGTCGTATGTATCAATATGGAGGAGAGTTATATATAGAGCCTATATCAGTAGACAATACAATAGTATCTAATGTGCCTTCAAATCCAAATATAACAACACAGGACTATATAAAGTCAATAGTAGGTGGTATAATGGCTAATCCTTATACAGGTATGCAGTTTTATACTAGGTATTTTCAACAAGGCTCAGAGAATTCACAGCCTGATAGATATGAGGGCTTTCCAGCTATTAAGCGCGTAAATAACGAGCTTTTGCCAATGAATAATGATATTCAGATTGAATACCTACCTCCATATCAAAAGGTGCAAATTGAAGCCGATTTGAGCGCTGTTGCTAGACGTATTACAGCTATGACTCAAAATCCTACTATGGAATATACTACAGGTATTACAGTAATATCTGGCCAAGCTACACTAGGCACACACGCTATTGCTAATAGTGGCACCAGGTCTATTAAAGTTACTAATGTAATAAGCTCTGGTACACCTACAAATACAGCTTTTAGAATGCTTCCTATTAGTGGAGCTACAGGCTCTGATAGATATTTTATAGAAACAAAACCAAATTTTGATTTTAACCTAGATTATTACATTGAAACAGACGGTACTGCAACACCTACAGCTGTAGTATATTATAGTGTAAATTTCTATCGTGCTAATAGTTTCGGCACTTCTAATTATTTGAATTGGTTTACATATGATGAAAATGATAATACCTGGTTACAAGCTAATAACTCTAGCTTTGGTAATATGGTTAAAAATCCTATTACAAATTCAGAGGAGGACCAGATGAACTCCTGGAATAATGTAAGTGGCTTACCAGGTTTACCAGACGGTCAAGGTGCTACTAATGGGGTTATGCAAATAACAGTATGGCAACCTAAAGTACTTAATAATGGTAGTGAGAGTGCTTTTCAAGCTCTATATTTCGATAATACTTTTGCTACTTATCAAAGAGATACCAAGAAAAAATTACAGGCTAACCTTACTAATACTAATACTAATAATTCTGCTGTATACGAAACTAAAATACCAGCTATTAAAGCTACTATACTAAATGAACTGCGCTCTGATTTCTTAATAGATAGTTCTGGTGCTGTTACAGGTGGATTAGTAAAAAAAGCAAATTCTATACTAAAACTATATCAAGATTATGTATATAGATATGAGATGACTTTAAAGAATATGACTAACTATCCTATCTGCATTAATAGTAAGGCGTATATGAATTTCAACACTTATAAAGACGACGCTCAACAACAAATAGATAGGCTTACATATTATGTAAAGAAAAATGAGTATAAAACAGTAACTCATAAAGCCTCAGCTAAAGGAGACCCTACATTAACAGCAACTTTTGACTTCCGATAGCGGTATTTTTTCATAGCCCAACGTACGATTTAAGCACATTTTTAAGCGATTTGCGGAACTTTCGCTGTATTTTGATGTATTATATTATCCTCTTTTTTTTCTTACCGCAAAACCACACAAAAATATATATTCCGTATTTTAAAAAATTTTTTTATAATCGTTTGGAAAATTGAAAAAAAATCCCGATAATTGCAGGAAAATTATAACTTATGACGTACACTACACCCCCTACTAAAGGCACGTTCAGCGAGCTTTTTAGTAGAACGCTTAAACAGCGTAAAATTAAGAGATATGACGTCTGCGATATGTTAGGTATTACTATGCCAACATTAAAGAGCAGAGTTGAATCTCCTATTGATTTTAGTATGAGAGAGCTATTAATACTCTATCAGAACGGATTAAATTTTTTCGATTATTTTTTTACAGTAACTATAACTAAAGATTAAAACTTATGGAAGAAAAAACACTTTATGACTATCTCCTTAGAGTACAAAGCGAGATAGGAGCTATACAAAAAAGCTCAGAGAATAACTACTATAAAAGCAGTTATTTCGATATTAACGATTTACTACAAGAGGTTAAGCCAATACTTACTAAATATGGCTTAGTACTAACCCAGCCACTCACTACTAAAGACGGCAGAATGTATGTATCTTCAGTAATTAGTAATGGTGTAGAAGTAGTAGAATCAACACTAGTATTACCAGATATAGTAAAACCTCAGGAGCTAGGCTCTTGTATTACTTACTTTAGGCGTTATACTTTAGTATCATTATTAGCTTTACAAGCTGAAGATGATGACGGTAACGCTACTAAAGAGGCTACACAAAAAGGATTAGATAGGCATATTAACGCTATTATCAAATCAGGAGATGTAAAAAAAGCTAAGAGATATATGAAAGAATATAAGCTCACACCTCCACAATCCAAGAAATTACGAGAATTTTTTAACCTTTAAATTTTATAAATATGGCAAAATCAATTTATGTAA